CAGGCCGACGCCCGCTGGTTCCACGGCGACGACTGGGCGAAGTGCGGCCGCGAGCCGCTGGAGCCGCTCCCCGGCCGGCCCTGCTGGGTGGGCGTCGACCTCGCGTCGAACCTCGACATGACGAGCGCGGCCTTTGTGTTCCGGGAGCAGGACGGCTCCTACTCGGTCGAGTGGAAATACTGGGTGCCGTCGGAGACCGTCGGCGACCGGGTCCGCGAGGGAATCCCGTATGACACCTGGATCCGCGAAGGCTGGGTGACGGTCACGGACGGCCACCGGCTCGACCACGAGGCGGTCGCCCGCGACATCGTCGCCTACGGGGAGTCGCACGAGATCCGCGGCGTCGGGGTCGATCCCTGGCAGGCCGGGGCCTTGGAGACACTCCTCCAGCGGGAAGGGATCGAAGTGAAGTCGGTCGCGCAGCGGACGGCCTACCTGAACGCGCCGTGCAAACTGCTCGAGGCCCTGGTCGTCGAGGGCCGGCTTCGGCACGGGGCGAACCCGGTCGCGGCGTTCAACGCCAACAACGTCTGTGTCTACACGGACCCCACGGGCATGATCAAGCCGGACAAGGCGAAGTCGAGCGAGAAGATCGACGGGATCGCGGCGCTCGTCAACGCCCTCGCGCTCGCCTCGACCGACGACGCGGAAACGGGCAGCGCGGACGACTGGAAGATCCACGTTCTCTGAAACTTTCCCGGGCCCGGGCGGCCGCGCGAGACTGACGGACGGCGGGCCGGCCGAGCCCGCAGCCCGAGGGTCCGCCGATGCCCCGCAAGCCCGCCGCCACTCCGCGCCGCAAGGCCGCCGCGCGGCCGATCCGCGGGACGCTCGTCAACCTGCGGAGCAGCCTGGCCGACATGACCTGGAGCCTGTCGCCTCGCGACATCGGCCCGGAGACCGCGATCCGCGTCTCCTCGATCCTCGGGGTCGTCCGCTGGATCTCGCAGGCCGTGGCGGTGATGCCCCTCCAGATCATGCGGACGCTCCCCGACGGGCGGAAGGAAGACGCGGCGATCCCCTGCTCCTACACGCTGCGGAAGCGGCCGAACCCGTGGCAGAGCGCCTACGACTTCTGGCAGCTCGTCTCCTACTGGACGGCCCTCTACGGGAACGCCTACGCCCGCGTCCTGCCCGGCCCGCGCGGCTTCTGCTCCGAGCTGCGGCCGATGCACCCGTCGCGGGTGAAGGTCGATCGGCTCTCCGACTACTCGCTCGCCTACACGTTCTTCAATGACCGCGGGACCTGGGAGCCGGTGCCGGCCTCCGAGGTCCTGCACTGGCGGTGGCTGTCGAACAACGGCGTCGTGGGCATGGCCCCGGCGGAGCTGTGCGGGACGTCGATCGCCCTCGCCCGCCAGCTCGACATCGCGGCGACGGCCTTCTGGCAAAACTCCGCCCGGCCCGACGTCGTCCTGGAGACCCAGGAGAAGATCCCCGACGAAGCCGTCGCGGCCCTCCGCGAGCAGATCCGGACGCTCTACGGCGGCGCCGCGAACCGCGGCAGCGCGGCCGTCCTGCCGAAGAAGACCAAGCTCGTCCCGATCGAGTCGAACAGCATGGAGGCGAACCAGTTCCAAGAGTTGAGGGACGCGATCCTCCCCGACGTCTGCCGCTGCTGGGGCGTTCCCTCGACGCTCCTCGGCGACGCCCGGATGGCGAAGTATTCGACCGTCGAGCAGGAGCATCTCTCCGCCCAGGTCTGGTGCCTGTTGCCCTGGCAGAAGCGGATGGAGGGCCCGGTCGACATGCTCCTCCAGCCGGTCTACGGCGAGGACGTCTACGCGAAGCTCGACAACCGCGGGCTCCTCCGCGGCGACACCGCGGCCCGGTCTTCGCTCTACCAAACGCTCTGGAACATGGGGGCGATCACGCCGAACGAGATCCGCGACCGCGAGGATCTGCCGCTCCTCGAGGACCCGGCCGCGAACGAGACGTTCGTGCAACTCGGGTTCTCGACGCTGGCCGCGGCGGCCGCCGCCCAGGCCGGGGCCGCCGGGGGCGATCCGCCGGCGAGCGATCCGACCGACGACACGCCGGCAGACGACACGCCGGTCGACACGACCGTGGACTCGGAGACCGACCCGCTCGCGGCCGCAGCCTCCGGCGCGGCCCTGGCCTCGACCGCCCTCAACGGCGCCCAGGTCGCGGCGCTCCTCGATGTCCTGAACCAGATCGCCGCCGGCACGATCGACAAGGACGCGGCCGTCGCCCTGATCACCGCGGCCTTCCCGACGATCACCGAGGCCCTCGCGTCGCAGATGGTCGACGGCACCAACCCCGCCCAGCCAGGAGGCCAGAACGATGCAACCTGAACGCCGCTACCTCCCGATCGCCGAAGGCGGGGAACTGACGGTCGAACAGCGGGACGGCGAGGCACCGAAGATCCGCGGCATCGCGCCGCCGTGGGACTCGCTCTCCTCGGACCTGGGCGGCTTCCGCGAGAAGTTCGCGCCGACGGCGTTCGACAAGGTTCTGGCGAAGAAGCGGCTCGACGTCCCGCTGCTCTTCAACCACGACGACTCCAAGATTCTCGCGAGGACCACGAACGGCACGCTCCGGATCGAGAAGACCGACAAGGGCCTGGCCTATGAGGCCGATCCGGTCGCGACTCCGACGGCCGCCGAGGTCCTGACGCTGATCCGCTCGAAAACGATCTTCGGCTCGTCGTTCGCGTTCACCGTGAACGAGAAGGGAGAGAGCTGGGACGAGGACGGCCGCGGCAACGTCACGAGGACGATCAACGAGGCGTCGGGCCTCTACGATCTGTCGCCGGTCACCCGCGCGGCCTACCCGTCGTCGGCTCTCTCGGCCCGGTCCCTCGACCTCTGGCGATCCGCCCGCGCCGCCGCGGCCGCCCCCGGCTCCGCCCCGGGGCTGCTGATCTCGATCGACTTCGACCAGACGTTCACGGCCGCCCCCGGCCTCTGGCGGAGTTTCATGACCGAGGCCCTCGCCCGCGGAAACCGCGTCTGCTGCGTGACCCGGCGCGAGGACACGGAGAAGAACCGCGAGGAACTGCGGCTCGCGTTCGGGGGGCATTTTGGCGACTTGGCCGGCGTCGTGCTCGCCGGGCCGGACCGACGAAAGCGGTCGGCCGCAGCCGACGCCGGCCTCTCGCCCGACATCTGGATCGACGACAAGCCCGAGACCGTGCCGGAGCCAGAGGAGACCCGCGGCGTCCGCGTGTCGAGCCTCGCCGGTGCCCGGGCCGCAGCGGCCGCCGCCGTCGCGAGGATGCGGATCCATGCCGGCTAAGTGCACGCGGTGCGGCGGTCGGGCCCGCGTCGATTCGTCGAAGCGGGCCGGCGACCGCCAGGTCCAGTACGTCGAGTGCCAGTCCTGCCGCGCCCGGTGCCGGCAGGTCGTCCCTGCGGATTCAATCTGGAGGCGCAGCCGATGACCGACACCAACGCCCCCGCCGCCGCGGCGGCCCCGTTCGACACCCTCGCGGCCCAGCTCGCCGCGTTCATGGCAGCGGCGAAGTCGTCGGCCGCCGACGGCCTGACCTGGCAGGAGTTCGGCGAGCTGCTCGTCTCGCTCCTGCGGCTGTGCGTCACCACGCTCGACACGGTCCAGGGCCTGTCGGGCGAGGAGAAGCGGGCGGTCGTCCTGGCCGCGGCCGCGAACCTGTTCGACCTCGTGGCCGACAAGGCGATCCCGACGGCCGTCTGGCCGCTCTGGATCCTCGTCCGCCCGGCCGTCCGGTCGCTCGTCCTGGCGATCTCCGCCGGGGCGATGGAGCAGATCCTGAAACTCGTGAGGTCGTGATGATCACCGCGCTCCTACTCGCCGCCGCCGCTCTGCTGTTCGCGAGCCCCGAACACCTGAAGGCGATCCGCGAGGCCGTCCGGCAGAAGGCCGCCGCGGCAACGCTCCAGCCGCGGCACCTGCTCGCCAGTGGCCTGGTGATCGGCGCCGCGATGGTCTGGTTCTCGGCCGGCCGCGACGAGGCGGCGCCGCCGCCCCCGGCCCCGGCCCCGGCCCCGGCGGGGCTGCACCTGCGCGGCCTGTTCAAGGGGCCGACGGCGTCGGAGGACGCGGCCACGATCGGCGGCCTCTGCTCCGAGCTGGCCGACGAGATCGAATGGGACGGCCGGCAGGCCGAGCCGTCCCTGAAGAGCGGCGTCGCGTTCGACGACCTGCGGCAGCGGGCCCGCGAGCTGCGATGCCGGGGCGTGTCGATCGGAGCCCGCCAGCCGGCGGCCCGAGACGCGATCCGCGTCTACCTCGAGGAGCAGGTCGGGACCGCCGGCGGCCCGGTGACACCGGAGCAGCGGGCGAAGTGGGTCTCGGCCCTCCGCGACATCGGCCGGGAGGCGACCGATGCGGCCCGATAGGCTTCGGCTCCTCGCCGTCTCCCTGCTTCTCGGTCTGGCCTTTGCGGCGGTCGTCGCGAGCCTGACGGGCGGCCCCCGGCCGGCCGGCTGGATCGACGAGGGCGACGGCCGGTTCGGCTGGCGGCCGGACCCCGCCGGCGTTCGCGAGTTCCTCGCCGAGCTGCCGGAGCCGACGTTCGCCCGGGCCGGGGCCGAGACCGTGGCGAAGGCCCAGGGGAAGGACACGTTCCTGTACCGCCCGGCCTACAAGGCCCACCAGGCCCTCTACAGCCGGCCGTGGATCGTCGAGCGGCAGGGCATCGGCGACTGTGTTTCGTGGGGCTGGGCCCACGGGATCTACGTCGCCCAGTGCGTCGACTGGGAAACCGGCCGGCTCGCGAACCCGCCCCCGTTCCCATCCACCGAGGCGATCTACGGCGGCTCGCGCGTCGAGGCCCGGGGCAAGTCGGGCGACGGCGCCGCCCCCGTCGGCGGCTGGAGCGACGGCTCCTACGGCGCGGCCGCGGCCCGCTGGGTCCGCGACTGGGGCGTCGTCTACCGCGAGCAGATCGGCGACCTCGACCTCCGGGCCTACTCCGCCGACCGGGCGAAGCAGTGGGGCGCCTACGGCTGCGGCGGCAAGGGCGACGGCGGCCGGCTGGACGGCGTCGCGAAGCGGCACCCGGCGACCCATATCGCCCTCGTGACGACCTGGGACGAGGCCGCCTCCGCGGTCGAGGCCGGCTTTCCGATCCCGGTCGCCTCGATGCAGGGATTCACGAACACCCGCAACGCCCACGGCTACGCCGCGGCTTCCGGCCAGTGGGCGCACGAGATGTGCTTCGTGGCCGTCCGCTACCAGCGGAACGGCTCGCCGTCCGACGCTCTCCTCTGCCTGAATTCCTGGGGGCCGAATTGGATCACCGGCCCGAAGTGGCCGGCAGACATGCCCGACGGATCGTTCTGGGTCGAGCGGCGTGTCGTCGAGCGGATGCTCGCCCAGGAGGACTCGTTCGCGGTCGGGTCGATCGCCGGCTTCGGCTGGCGCGACCTGCACCACGGGAACTGGATGACCCCCGCGCCGGAGGCTGGCCGATGACCGTCACGTTCACGAAGCGGCA